GGGTTCTACGTTGCAACCATCACTGGCAGCGACTACAGACATATCACCAAAACCATCAGGATTTAAATCCTCTTCATCGATTAACAAGTGTTCCATATCGTCAAATATGCTCATTATTAATTCCCCTTATTAACTCGAATAACTAAACTTTATATTCTCACGTTTTAACCGCTGTATTGCTTTACTGGCGTCACTTTGTGCCGGTTGCATACCATGAAGCAATAGATTAAACGAATGATCACCAAATACCGCGTTCATATCGTTGTGATCTATCGGCATACCGTTCGCCTGGTTTGGATGAAATATAACGTTTGCATGTTTCAATTGATACCTATCGATTAAGTGATCATATAAACCACCGCGCGACATTGTCATATTGAAATTTGCCGGTTTTTCTTCGCGCACTTCCAAAAAGGTTTTTACGTTTTTGGTATACGCATAGCAATGAATGCCAGTTTCACGCGCAACATAAAACCAAGCGCGCATATATTCCCGGCCAAACTCAGTGCCGGGGAACTCACCACCAACGTGAACACGACATAAGTCGGTATTAGATGGCATTGCTTCTATCAGCATTTTTGCAATATCGATATACGTTGCACCCCACTTCCAAGCAGTTTGCAATAAATTCCAATTGTGCCAACGTGCCGCGCGAACTATTGGGCGAGTCTCATTAATTGCTGAAAAACAGTTGTAAATAGAATCTTTACCATGTGACAGCTTCCCGGTTACCGGGTGACTGTAGGTTAGGCATTCTTTAGCGACTTTTCCGCACATATAGCCCGATGGCAAACTAAACGCTAGTCCAACCGGGTTATCAATCCCGGTTAAGCGCGCAAACTCTAGCAATGTTTCGCGTAATTTCGCGTTATCTCGCATACTCTGATATTTCAATAATTCAGTCATTAGTTCTTAACTCTCTTCGTTTAATTGATGCCAATACGGCACAACAACAATAGGTAAGCATTAACTGCTCGAGTTAATCAATAGGTTTTTATGGCAAATAATGCGGAATGGTTACCGCCCGCGCGCGCGTATGAGCTTGCTAGCTGGTAGCAGTGTGCAGCGGGTGGTTTTATGTGGTGCTGTAGTCGTCGCAAGTGCACCACTATCCTCGGCACATTTCTGCCGGTTTGCCAGCCTGCTAGATCGGCAGATTGGCTCGCGCGGTTGACCGGCCCGCCGATACACTTCGCCGGCTTAACATATATAGATGTACCCACCAGGAGTGCTGAATTCATACTTTGTGACACTGTCACACTGGCTGTCACACCGTGTCACTTAGTGAGTGTTTGCTTAATAGTTTTGTGACACATTTAAGCCTGGTGTGACATCTTTTTGAGATGGATGTCACACACTGTCACACCTTTGTCACACTTTTGTCACACATATTTCAGTTGCTTCCCTCGCGTGTGCGTAGTACTGCTTAGTTAAGCTAGTTAAGCTAGTTAAGCTACAGTGTCTTAAGTTAACACTGTAGCTAGTTAACCTCTTTTCTTAAAAATGTTTTTCTCCTTTTCGGTGTATATTGTCCTGTCAGCATTAAAAGTTTCATATGGTGCTTTGTGAAGGTTTATACCGAAGTAGGAGTAGGTCGGCCTTGGTGAAAGTTAGAAGTCCGAAGGCGCGAAGTCCTGCGGAGAAGTTCCGGGACGTTGTCCTTCTGGGTTACCCTGAGTGGCCTGGCTGGTCGAGGAAGCTGCGTCGGATCTTCGTCTGTCTTCCTTCCTACGGTGTCGGGAAGGAGTCCTTTGAGTCGATGTGCGAGGATTTTGGCTGGGACTATGCGGCGACGGTCAGCCTTATCAACCGCAGTGTTGATTTTAAAAAGGCGATAAAGGAGTTCGTCGATGACGGTTACAGGTATCGGACTGTTGCTTTTCCCCGTCAGGGTGGCGGGATGCTTACTCCCGAACCTATAAGATGGTCGGTTTTGCAGCAGGTTTACATGATGGAGTCCGGCATAACTTCGTTCATCAAGGCAGAGACAGGCAGGATATCCGCACCGGAAGGCAAGCTGATCGAGAAGATCGGGCTGCTCGAGGTTGAGCCGATGGTAAGCTCCGATCCTTTCGGGGCTGCCACAAAGACAGGAAAAGGAACTATTGACATATCCGGTGAGGCAAGCCTCTACGACCTGGAGTCCAGCCTGAACGGCAGATAGATGCCCTACGAGTACACGCCAGCCCCATGGCAAAGAACATTTCATAATTCACCGGCCCGTATCAAGGTTGTATGGGCAGGACGGCGCGCCGGTAAGGGAAGGGCTGTCCTTACCGAGCTTATGCGAGCGATAACACTTGCATCCAAAAGCCCGTTTCTTGCAGACACCGAGATGGCGAAGGCAGCGGGACTCAGGGTCGGACACGACCTTACCCACACACTGGAACCGGCAATCCATATCTGGGTTGTCGCCCCCAACTTTGCCCAGAGCAGGCAGGCATGGAACGAGCTGAAGCAGTTCATCCCCGAATCGATGGTGGTAAGGCGAAAGAAGACCCAGGGGGGAGGACGCGGCGACGGCTGGAAGGAAGACGAACGAGCCGTATGGCTGAACCTCAAGTCGCCCGGACTCGTCAGGCGTGAGGTCTACATGGAGATAAAATCCGCAGACGATCCCGAGTCGTTACAGACTGCTGGCCCCGACTTTATATGGATAACCGAATCGCAGGACATCAAGGAAGCAGCCTGGAACAAGCTGCGCCCGATGTTGAATTCTTCCGGGAGGCTCGGCAGGGGCTGTATCGAGGGAATACCGCCCTTTCAGAGGAACCACTGGTTCTCAAAACTCTACAAGTGGTCAGAGGAAAACCCGTCGGAGGATTACCAGGCGTTTCATGCCACCAGCTTCGACAACGTTTTTCTTACAGAAAAACAAAAACGCGCGATCCGGGAAGAAAAGTCGACCATGCCGGAACAGGTATGGGATCGCATGTACCTCGCGAAACAGCCGGACGGCGGTGCAGGGTTCTTCCGTCCCAGCAAGATAGAGATCGCCGGGAAGAGCCGCGAAATGCTGTATCCCGACGAAAGCCGCAGGTATGTCGCAGGACTTGACCTCGGTAAGAAGCAGGATTACACCGTTTTCGTCATCAAGGACGCAAGGACAAGGGAGTCACTGCATGCACTCGAGATGTCGGGAACCGACTGGGTCAGCCAGGTAGAAACAATCGCCGCAGAGATCGACAGGTGGAAGGTCGGGGATATCCGCGTGGACTCGACAGGACTGGGGGATGTTGTCTTTGACCATCTCCTGAACGCCGGTCTGCCCGTAAATCCCTTTAAGTTCAGCGCACAGAGCAAGTACCAGCTATTCCAGAACTATTACATCGCCCTCGAGAACGAAACAGTGTTTTTCCCCGCCTCATGGTCAACCCTCAAAAAACAACTGGAGGATATTTCCATAAGACCTTCGGGCAACGGTTCCTACTTGTTTTACAACGAGACAGGAGAACACGACGACTGGGTAGATGCAGAATTATTAGCCTTGATGGCATGCGACCCGCCGGGCTATGATAAAGGCGAGTATGATTACCTGCGTCCGATCCGGCGCATGAACCCGATAAGGCCGCACCCAGCCCGGAAACCCTCAAGGTTTTTGACCATGCACAGGGAACAAAAGCGCAAGGCACGTTTGAAATATCTGGAAGAAGCCGAACTCGTCACATCGGACTTAGGATAAAAAAATGGTCCTGGAATTTGCAATCGACCCGACTGACGTTATCGACATGGAGGCTGCGAACCCTGTCGATGAACCCGAACTTACCAGGCACTGGATAAAAGAAAAGTCTGAGGCAGGAAACGACCTGTTCCAAAAGTTCAGGCATCAGTGCGAGAAGCTTGACGAATTCTTTCTGAACGACTTCGACTTCAGCGTCCCTGACAGCGGAACCATGATCCGGCTGGGAACAGCGCAGTCTGTGATCAACACCCTCGTATCTCACGTTACTCCGCAATTTCTTGATATATCAGTCCCGCCGCCCGGCCCGAGAGGACAAGCCCGTGCCGAGACAATGGAGAAGTTCCTTACCGGCGCACACCACATGGTGGAACACAGGAGTCCCGTTTACCGCGAACTGACGAAACACGCAGGACTCTACGGGATCGCATGGGAGAAGGTCGAGTTCATAGCGAACGAATGGAGCGACTTCCCCGAGCCACCCCCCCACGACGAGGAAACCACAGGCGAATACAGGGAGAAGGTACGCGAGGTAATCGAAAAACGGTCTATCGCATGGCCTATAAAGTCAGTCGCCGTAAACCCGCAGAACGTCATCTGGGATATGAACAACGGAACCCTCCCGAGATGGGTGATCTACGAATACGAGGTAGACGCAGAGTGGGTACAGGCGCACTTCCCCGAATGGGACAATTTTAAAAAGGGCTACGTGACGTTCCAGGAAGTCTGGACACACTCCCAGGTCGCATATCTTGCAGATGACAGGTGGGTTCTTGAACCCCGAAGGCACGGATACGGCAGGCTGCCGTGGATAATGTACTGGCCCCAGATGGGACTGAACACCGGAAACTCGGAACCCGAGACACTGTACATGGGGCTGCTGAACGGCTCCCTCGACATGCTCCGGGCGCAGAGCCAGCTCGCATCCCACTATATCGATATCGTCGGCAAGTCCGCATGGCCTACCCTCGAGTTCACCGGTCCTCCCGGAATTACCGAGGAAGTACAGGCAATGTGGGATGACACCCCCGGCGCAAAGAATGTAAAGCCCCCGCAGGTCCAGGTCGGGATATCAGATGTCCCCAGACCCCCCTCCGAGATCGGGATCGCAAAGGAATTCCTCGACGAGGCGATCGAGGCAAACACAGTCCCGGCTGTTGCACGGGGTCAGCGACCCACCGGCGCAGCCTCCGGTTATCACACCGCAGTCCTCGCAGGTATCGCATCACTCAACTTCGGAGCCGTGAAAGAGGCAATGGAAAGAGGGTTGCAGGACAAGGGCGAGATCATACTGCGGATTGTCGAACACGTTATCGATGACCGGGTGACGGTGTTCGGAAAGACAGAGGCAGGCGTTCTCGACGCGGTTATCAAGCCGTCCGATATAAAAGGCCATTATGTAAACATAGTGAGGATCAACTCTGTCAGCCCCGAGGAGCAGGAACGAAGGCTCAACCTCTGGTCGAACCTCTGGAGGGCAGGATATGTCGATCTCGACACCGCCCTCAGAAAAGGCGGGGTAAGCAACCCGCTTGAAGTCCGCTCCAAGATTCTCGAGGAGCAGTTCATCAACTCGCCGGGCATACAGGAACAGCTTCAGGCAGCCGCGGCAGCGCGAATCCCGACGATACAGAACATCCTCGAGGCGGCACAGCAGCAGGGGGGTTCGCAGCTTCCGACACCCGAAGAGACAGCACAGAATATCCTGAATACACAAGGAGCGCAGCAGCTTCCAAACGCCGGTAACTTCCAGCAGGGCAACCAGGCAGGAACCAGACCGCAGGCTCCCGGAACAGGGATACCGACCACTACCAGACCGGTTATTCCGGGGTCGATGGACGAAATGAGGCAGACCGCTGCTGCAATATCAGGGCCAAGGACAGGCAGCGTCAGGGTTCCCGGCGCAGACATATCACCCGGGGCAAGAGGTTAATTCATGGCAAAGGCGATACACCCTCTGGAAACAGCATTTACAAAGTTTGACGATACAGCGTCACGGTTTTTCAAGCGAATCGAGGGAAGCTTCAAGGATCTCACCGAGATCCCGGAGGTAAAGCAGCCCGTGAAGCGAACTAAGAAAACGATCTACGGTCAGCAGCCGCAGACTCCTTTCGGAGGTATTTAAATGGGATTATTTGGCATAGGCGATGATAACCGGATGATCTTAGATGTACCGGTACGATACGCACCGGTACTGGGGCTTCCCTATGACCCGGCTGATGATTCGGTTTTCGAGAAGAGCGGTAAAAAAATTAATATCGTTGTCAGTAAGGGGAAGGGCGTCGCCAAGGCAGAAGGTGATGCTATAAAGCAGTTGATGGAATATGGGATTCCGTACCAGGCTGCAAGAAGTATGGTAGGTGCAGGGAGTAAGAAAAAGCCTTATAAAATCCTCGACGATAGTAGCGACCCCGGATGGGAAGACTGGCGATTAGATGAACTTTCTCCTGAAGAGGTTGCCGAAGGTCGAGGCAGGACAGGGATGCTCCGGGCGATTGATGTTGCTGCTGGAACTGAATACGGACAACGAACCCCTAGAATACCCAGTCCGGGAACTATGACCCCATTTGAATTGGGGACTCGTACAGGGGAGCGGGTTGCTGAAAATCAGGCTGCTGATCCGTTTAGGACTGCCGTTGCAGGGGATGAATCTAAATCTATTGCAGATGCTATTGCAGCTATGGAGAGGGAGCAGAAAAAGCAGGCTAGTGCTGCAGCACAGGCTGAAGCTGAAAGAAAAGCCTGGGAGCTAAGACTGGAGCAGGAGCGGGAAGATGCTGCAGAAGCTGAACGGGAAGCAAGGACGCGAGCGCAGATTGAAGCAGACCAGGCAGCAGCTCGCGAAGCTGAACTAAGGGCGCGCTTGGAAGAAATGCAGAATGACCCCGGAAGATTTGCTGCGGAAGAAGGCCTTGGTGGAGAGCGAGTAATAGACCCTATAACTGGAGAGGCTAGAGAGAGTAGAGTTGGGCAAGTCCAACGTGAACAGTCTTTAGCCGAAGCTGTTGAGGCTCAACGAGAGGCTGACCGTGCTGCTTTAGCGGGACTTGGAGAGTTTACTCCGTTTGATATTGAGCAAGATAATACTGCTATGGGCGGTGGTACGGGCATGGGCGGTGGTACGGGCATAAAAGAAATGCTCAATATCTTCAACCAGGATCCTGAACGATATTACACAACCGAAACGATCATAGGCCCGGATGGTCAAGCAATAACTCAGCAGGTTCTCTCCCCAGTAGCGCAGGCTGCTTTACAGGCGTTCAGCACCCAGCGCGGCGCAGAGGCTATGGAAACCGGCGCAAGGTTCGGAACGGGTACGCCGTTCGGTGCTATAGCAGGCCTCGGTGGAACATCCCAGGATGCAATAGGGCTTGCAGAGCAACAGGCATATTCAGGTATTACCAGCCCGTTTGCAGCTCTGCAAACAGGCGGTGAACTCGATGACATCAGCCAGATTCTCCGGGGTGGGGTAACTGCCGCGGAGCAAAGGCAGCTTGCAGGCTTACAAGCCCGTGGTGGGTTAAGCGTAGAAGATCAGTTTGCTTTATCGGGGATGCAGGCAAGAGGTGGTTTAACCCCACAACAGATGCAAGCATTAGCCGGACTTCAGGCAAGGGGCGGTCTTACTCCCCAGCAGCGATACGCAGAACAGCGACTTGCAATGATGCCAAGCCTTTTGCAGATGTCACCGCAATCACTCGGTGGGTTTGCAGAGGTGTTCGGAGGAGGACCAGAAGGAAAACAGGCTTTACAGGGGTATCTGTCGCCTTTCTTTCAGCAGCCGGACTTTGCAGCACAGGGAGCAGCCCCTGCTGTTGACTGGGGAGCGCAACAGGCATTAACTCGACCTGCTCCTGCAGTCAGCACAGCACCTTCATTCGGGACTGGCACTCCTTCAACGTGGCAAGGTGACGAGGCAGAAGGTGCGTTCTCCGGCTGGGACGGTCAGCAGAAACAAATGGCGAATATGAGATTTTCTCCCAGACCTTCATCGACAATGACAGGGGGTTCTGTCCAGAATCTTATGGCGACTTCTAAACCTGCTCCTGTCCCTCAAACGAGACAAACTGCCGGGGGGTATCGAAAGGCAACCCCGTTCGCGAGAGGTGGGGTTGAGGCAAAGGCTGCAATAGCTGGTAAATCCCTTGAAGATTACCTTGGAGAAGTAACGCCGTTTGGAGGAGAGACAAGGCGTGGCGGTTTCGGCTCCAGAGTAGGAGACAGGTTTACCTACTAACATGGTCAGCCCGTTTATTACACAGAATCCGTTTGAAAGAAGCACTCAGCAGTTTCTTCAGCAGCAGGAACAGGAAAGGCTGCGAAGACAGGCTGAGATGATCAGGGTTGCCCGTGCCAGGAGAGAGGCACAGCAGGCTGCGGCAGATCAGTCCCTCGTCCAGCAATACGCTCAGACGATGCAGCCACAGCAGGTTCAGCCGGGGCAGGAATATGTTCCCGAACCAACCCCATCTCCTCCTGCAGTCGTAAAGGGCATCGATGTACGTCCTGAAGATGAGCGCGAAGAGCCGTTCAGGTTTACAGAGGGATTTGCACCCGGTATCCGGTCGAATATTTCAAATGCAGCAATAACAGCCCTTGGCGCAATAGAGCCGGGAATAAACACGGCTATAGGAGTCGGTGCAAGGCTTCTGCCCGGTGATCAGGAGTTCGACAAGCAGTTCCGTAACGTCATGCAGGAACGCATTGATGCCGGAAAGGGCGCGGGGATAAGGCAGTTCTTCGCGGCAGGAACAGAAGCAGCACGACGCGCTCAACCCACACATCAGGGGTCAGAGATATTTGCATCGTGGATGATGCCGTGGCTGGAGGGGAATGACGGTAAAAACATTGTGATGTTCGGAAGCGAAATAAATGTAAAGGAATGGCAGGAACGCCGGGAACAGTATTATTTTGAAGAGACAGGAGAAAAGTGGGACGATACCGGGTTTTTCCGTAACCTGACTGCCGATATCCGTGCTTCTCGCCGTGCCTACAAGGACATAGACCTGCCTAAATACATGAAAGGCACGATGGAGGTCGCCCTGGATCCGCTCAACCTTATTCCAGGCGCAGGTTGGGTAAACGACGCGAAAGCTGTGACCAAGATAGCGAAACTATCAGCGAAGGGAGCAGTAATTAATCTCCCCCGTGCCATTATAAATTCTCCAAAAACAGCAGTTAGCGCAAAAGCAAGGATTCTTGAAACTTGGCGAGCTGCTCACGAAGTTCCTGAAGATGGGCTTAGTCTGGCTGGAATTCAAGCAAAACAAGAATCTGCCAGAATAATGGCAGATGAAATGATGTCATTGCCTAATTCTGCTTGGGATGACATAGGTGAAGCAGTCGCTGGGACTACTAACCCAAACCAAAAAAGAACAGCAACAGAAGCCATTGAAGCAGAAGTAGGATACCGCTCTACTTCGCAGGTAGCCGGATCTTTTGATTACGTGGAGCCGGTGATAATCGGTAACAGGGCAGATGATCGAATAGGACAGGGCGCAAGATTCTACGATGAGACAGATGATGCTCAACGCCGGATAGATACTTCAGATGAACTCAACGAACTTGCTGAAGCTAATTTACGAAGTGGGCAGGCAAGTAAAGCGCAGGATGCATTTCGCGGGATATACAACCGTTTGCCCGAAGCAATCCAGATGCCGTTTACAGGTGTTATTAACGCCATAACCCCTCGATTGATTGCAAAGCTTGATAAAGCAGATCTGAATACTGAACGCATAAAGAGCGCGCTGATCAATGCAAACCTGCAGAACCGTGCTGCAGTCGTTGTGAACCAGATACAGGCAGTCACAGGATCTGCAAAACAGGTGTTCGGTGAAACAATAGAAAATGCAATTATCGATCTGAATAAACTTGACCCAACAGGTCGGACTGGTATTGCCGTCAAGGCTGCTCTGAAAAAACGGTATGCAAAAGATGTTGAAGGATCTGAGAACTTAAGGTTCCACGAATCAGATGTCATAAATGCAGTAGTTGAAGTTGCAGAGGTACGGTTAGCGAATGGCTCTTCGACAATTGTTTATGACATAGCAGAAAATTTTAAGAAGGCTGACAGTCCGTTTTGGGAACCTTTAGAGAAAGGGTCAAAAAAAGGACGCATAACGCGTCAGGGCAACTACCTGATTCAGCGAGCCAAAGCTTACGGTGAATTTGCAAAACTGCTGGACGAGTCCGGTATCCCGATCGGCATAACTGCCGACGGTGCTGAGATAATGCTGAGTGGCGCAAACCGTATAAGGCGACTAATGGATGACGGTGCGTTTGCGTCAAGGTTTGTCTGGAGTAAGACAAACGGGGCTTTGCGCGAAAGTGGCGAGAGTCAGTCCTTTGAAAAATATTACAACAAGGCGCGAACCCTGATCGATCCCGATGAACTGTTTGCAGCGGTTGACAGTGGACGAGTTGCCTATGCCACTCCTGAAGATACTCTTTCTGTTTACGCCAGTGGGGTTTACAAGCAGATTGCAGATGCTGCCTTAGAAGAACGCTTAATCAAGTTGTTCCTGGACTCTTCTAACGGTCTTGCGGAAAAGTACGGTGTCAAGGTTGTAAAAGATCTGAAAAATGTTCTTAAGTCAGGAGAAGAACGAGCATTTAGAAGGATAGGTGCTGCAGGCGAAACCGGGGGTCGAACGACAAAAAAAGTTTCATATGAAAAACTTGAAGATACCGGGGAAGTAAAAAAGATTACCGACCAAACTACCCCTACTGAACGGCAGCGATTGTTCGACGGGTTGGTTTTTACAGACGATGTTGCTGCTGCTAAGTTCGCGAAAGACTTCGATGTACTTCTCGAGACTAAAGAAGGACTTTTCGGTCTTCTGAAGCACCGGATGGTTACAAGTAGAGTTGCCCGGACTGCAGCCGATGTCAGCAGGATATTCCGACTTGCAGGAACCGGTATAGACGTAGGTCTTCTTGCTATCTACGGCCCTGTTGTTATGGGTAAGGCTTCAGTAGATATCCTCAAGGGATTGAAAAATAACGATGCAAGGCTTGTTCGGCAGGGTAAAGCTCTACACAAAGCGTTAGCTGATGCGACGATAGACAGTTTTATCTCGCTTGCCCGACCTGACCAGATACAGGCAAGGTTGTACAGACCGGAACGTCGCGCAATTTTACGCCAGATGAACCTTGCCGGAGTAACTTTGAGTAGGCAGACAGTTGAAGCTTACGAAGCTGTAAATGCCGGTGGTCCGGTAACGCAATGGCTTACAAAGCCTTCTTCCCCGGTTAACTGGCCTCGTCGCAGCGGACTCTATCAAACGCTGAAGAGGTTTGAGGGTGCGTGGTCTACGTTCATAGACGAGACTAAGATTTCCACGTTTGAAGCTATGACAAAACATCTTGACGCAACAGCGGATGCAGACGAGATACTGCGGATTGGTGATTTCGTAAACAAGGCGACGGGTACTCTGAGTTCAGAGGCAGCAGGTCTTACCAAGTTCCAGCGTCAGATCGAAACGACGTTCATGTTCTTCTCACCTCGTATGACCCGGTCAATGATCGCCCTGCTGAGTGACGGTATGACTCGGGGAGGGGTAAGTGGAAGTGCTGCCAGAGAAGGTGTTATCGGTGGATGGTTTGGACTCCAGGCGTACACATGGGCAGTCGGACAGGCGTTAGGGCAGGATGTAAACCTCGATCCTACTGAACCGCATTATCTCCAGATAAAGATAGGGAACGACTGGGTTGGACCAAGCAGCCAGATGGTGTCCCTGCCAAGGGCTGCATACCGTGCAATAGCAGGCCCGGACGATGTGGATGCAATTTACAAGGACTTCAACGAGGACGGCGGGTACAAGGACAATGAATGGTTCCGGCTTATAAGAAGCAGGGCAGCCTCTGCTCCTGCAGGTTCTGTGTTGATGGATGCCATTACTCAGGAAGATTATTTCGGTCAGCCGTATGACGGTGTACACAGTTTTGCTACAGCCCAGGCGCGGAAAGGGCTGCCGTTCTGGATGCAGGATCTGGTTGTTGCCGATCCTTACCGGATTGGATGGGCGACTGTCGGAGCTGAGTTCGCAGGACTTCGCACCCGTCCGCTGACACCGTATGAGCGCAGGCGGCAGTTGCGTGACCAGGCAGTTGGTGAAAAGTTCGGCGAGGCAGGATTTATCAATTACGAGAGTCTCGATCCCAAACGGAAGAAGGAACTGTTTGCAGAACTCGAGGAAGGTATAAGTACCGAGATATCTTCCAGTGTCCTGAGAGACTTTACGGCAGTCAACGAACTTATCGACCGTCGGCGCGAACTCAACCAGGTGGATACAACCTCTGTCGACGATTTCTATGACGAACTGGACGAGCTGAACGCGGCAAAAGATGCTCGGAAGCAGGAAGCTCTTCGTAACTTTGAGTTACTTGAAGGGCAGACCCCTCCAGACTGGCGTAAGCAGTGGAAGATTATAAATCGTGATTACTCTTCACGATACGAGGAACTTTACGACAAGACCGAGGACGGCAAGTACACCGATGTCCACGCCTTCATGGAGAAGCTGGACAATGTTGGAGGCACTGAGAGAAAAGAAGATGTTTGGATCAGTACCTACCTCGAGGAGGTGCTGTACAACCCTGATTTTGAAAAAGTCACCGAGTTCGGTATTGAATACCACGACTATGACGGCAAGTCTGAGGCAGAGCGCACCTGGGTCGACCGGAACGGTGCAGACGCATATAACTACGTGCAGGATTACCTGAGAACCGGGAAGGACATACACCCGATTGAGCAGGAATACATCCAGGGTCTAGAGAAATATTCGTTCTACTGGGAGGCTCCCAGGCTGGCAGCAATCGAGGACACCGCAGCGAAATTTGGGAAATCGAAAGCAGAGATTGAAGAGGCATACAGGCTGTGGAACTCGGGAACAGTCCAGCAGAAGGAGATCCTCGGGAAAAGCGAGGTTATGAAGTCGATCAAACGCTTTGTAGATCGAACTAGAAAAGTCCTTCGCGAGAGCGATCAGGGACTAGATGGGTTCCTTTACAGGTTTGACTTTACATCAACACTTGCTCACCCCGGCAACGAAGATATAGGCTCCAATTTTTACTGGAGGAGCAAGCAGATTATCGATGAAGAAGCTTATAACCAGTTTAGTCCTCAACAGCAAACTGGTGTAAAGTAACAACTATCTACGGATAGGAAAGGTCTACGGACATGGCAGAGGAAGTCACACAACAGAAAAGTCCAGAGGAAACTGCACAGCAGATTCTTGCCGATAATTCCACGGAACAGGCAGAACCGGCAGCAGAAGTACAGACGGATCAGCAGGAAGTGGTTACCCCCGCAGAACCTACCCTTGCAGACCTGCAACAAAACATGCAGGACTTTATGGGTAGAGAGCAGGGGCGACTGGCCCAGGAATCTGGGCAGCGGATTGCTGCTGTTCAACAGGCTGTGGATGCGAAGCTTGATTCGCTAAGTGCTTCTATGAAGCCCTTGCTGGATCAGGCAGAAGCGGCAGAGCGTGAAAGACTTCTGAATTTAGGGAATGATGAACTTGCGGAAATGGTGATACAGCAGCGGACTGCTACGGCAGCCCCGCAGACTCAGGAACCCTTGAGTCCTTATCTCACTGCGCTCGCTACGGCAGGGCAGGAACTCATAACTGAAAACAATCTGGGAATTCCGATTGAAGATCCTCGCATTTGGGAGGGATGGCAGCAGGGAACACCTGTTACCAAGTCGATTGAGATTGCCAGAAACAATATCGAACGGTTAGCCGGTAAGGCTCCCCAGACGGTACAGCAGAGTCCTGCACAGCAGAACCCTGCGCCAGCTTCAGTACCACCATCTGCGCCGTCAACCCAGGGTGCGCCACAGAAAAGTATTAAAACAATTAGTACATTGTCCGAAGCAGCACAATTATTCGCTGACGGCAACATTGCCCCTGCTCAATACAGGGCAGCCAAGAAGCAGATAAAAGAAAGCGGCTCGGCAACGTTATAGAAAGAAAAGACAATGGCAGCAGGCCTTTCCCTTTCAGACTCTTCTAGTCTGGATAGTATGTCGAAAATCATTGTCGCTGAAGCAATAGACAACGTAGAGCCTTCTGCTCCTATGGCAGATCTTGTTTCTCGCTATCCTATCGAGAATGGCGCGAAGCAGGTCAATGTGCCGATCTGGGGCAGGCAGTCTGCGGTTGCTTTGACAGAAGGTGTTGATATTGGTGTGCCTCAACAGGCTACGGCGACAGTCGTAAACCTGACGGCTACCGAACACGGCATCCTTTCGTTTGTCAGCGACAGGCTTAAGCACGAGAACAACGAGAATGTACTCTCAGCAGTAGGAACTATGCACGGTCGTGCAGTGGGCCGATTGCTGGAC